CAGTAAATCAAGAATTGTATATGCTCCTAGAATTTACAAGTGGTCAAGTTGAAAAGATACAAGAGCAACTAGAAGATATGAGCCACAACAAAGTAAACATAACTAGACTTCAAACAGACATGAACAAAGCATTAGAAAGCATAGAACAAATAAAAGATAAGGTTAGACAAAATGGTGGTTGAAACAGTTTTTGCATTAATAATGTATGTTAATTCAAGTTTAGATGGCCACATGATGACAGAAGGAATGTCAAACTGTTTGCAACTTAAAAGAGAAGCACAGCGTAATCTTTCTGAAAAAAGAGAGAATGTAATTCGTTATGAATGTTCACTTGTAAAAGCACAATTAGAAGAAGATTACGAGGGTAATATGAAAATTAAAAAAATTTTAGAGAAGAAAAACTAATGATTAAATTAGTGATGGCAATAATAATAACCACAATGCCTGGTTGGGAGTCTGTAAGATACACAGGGTATTTATATCCAGATATGCAAACTTGTTTGTCATCAACTGAATTGTATGTTGAGCAATTTAAACAGATTGCTAAAAATAGAGGAGATAACAAAGCACATTTTAGTTCAATATGTTTTGAAGTTGATTCATACCCTATAAAAAAATTTGATAGCATGATCCAGGGTATTTAATGGCTGAGTGGGAAAAAGAAATTGCTGAACTAAAGACAGATGTAAAATACATACGAGAAGATGTAAACATTATGCAAAAACAAATAAGAGATCTTAATTATTCTGCAAATACTGGCATGGGTTTCTTTAAAGGTATTTTAATCATAGGATCTATATTAGCAGCTATATATACTTGGTTAAAAATTGTTGACTAATGCCTACAGACAAAATGAAACTAGGCTTAGAGTCTGAGTTCATAGCAGCTGCCTGGTTAAGTAAATTAAATTATTCTATCTATTGGAAAACTTGCGACAACGATCCGATAGATCTTGTTGCTGTTAATAGAGATAATGGTGAAACACTTAAAATAGATGTTAAAACTGTAAGCAGAAGAAAGAGCTGGAAGCCTGGTACAGTTATTACCAGGATGCCAAGTATAATACAAAAAAAGTTAGGAGTTATAATTTTATATGTCGATAGAAAAAATAACAGATGCAGATTTGCAGATAGTAAAAGATCGAGTGCGTTCGCATGAAGGTTTCAAATTAGAACCTTATTATTGTAGCGAAAATTATTTAACTGGAGGTGTAGGGCATAGAATTATGCCTGGAGAAGATGTGCCAAAAACTGAAGAAGGTTGGCTGGCATTGTATGATAAAGATTTTAATGCAGCTGTAGCAGCTGCTGATGAGATTACGCCAGATAAAATTAATCCAATTGCTTTTGGCGTGGTTACAGAAATGATTTTCCAATTAGGGAAAAAAGGCTGCATGAACTTTAAGAAAATGCACCAGGCGATAGCAGATGAGAACTACAGCGAGATGGCTGCACAGATGTGTGATTCCAAATGGTATCGTCAAACAAAAACAAGATGTGAAAGTCTTGCAAATTTAGTGAGGGATTTATGAATACAATTAAAGAAATATGGAAAGGACTTTCTAAAAGAGGAAAGATCCTGGCTGTAGCTGTAATTGTTATAGCTGTATTAGTGGTAGTTAATTACTTCTAATGGTTTGGCAGTTAATCGCAAAGCCACTATTAGGTGTGGCAGCTGATGGTGTAAAAGCATTTGCAAAAAACAAAGCAGCTAAGAACGAATTAAAACTTGAAGAAATAAAAGCATCTAAAAAAAGGATGGAGGACATCGCTGCTGGTAAAATCGCCTGGGAGCAATCAGCTGTCGATCAAATGCAAAGCAGTTGGAAAGATGAATTTTGGACTCTTATCTTTGGCGCAATTTTGCTCGGTTGTTTTCTGCCCTGGACACAAGATTATGTTGCAAAAGGTTTTATATTTTTAGATGAGCATACACCTTCCTGGTTCAGCACATGTTTAATTTTATGTATATCTGCATCATTTGGTATAAAAGGAGCTAAAGGGGCAATAGGATTATTTTCTAAGAAATAAGCCAAAAAAAAAGCCTCATATTTGATCGTACAAGGCTTTGTAGCAAGTGAGCTGTATGATTAGACCTGGGTAATTTTACAATCTAGGGGCAAGATCTGCAAATATATTACTTTGCTTATGTTTATACCTACCTGATTTTTTATCAGTATAATAACCAACAGCTGCTTTAAAACTTCCAGGATTTTTTTCAAATCTTTTAGCTGTATCTAAAAAGAAATCCCAAATCCAATACCAGGTTGGCAGCTGTGCAATTCTTTTTGTATTATTATTAGGATCTGTATAAAATAAAGAATATGGATTATGTATTCCTGGATAAATAATTTTTTGTATTTTCCAAAATGGATATTTATCATTGGTGTACCAATCACCTTTTTTTATCCAGCCTAATCTTTTAGGTGTAACTTTCATTTTTTCTCCTTTCTTTTTATTTTCCAAATTGTTTTGTCTTTACCAATTGTAAATTCATTAGATATAACAGCCGCAATCTCTTTTAGATCTTGCAGCTGCTGCTTGTTTAGTTCTTCTTTTTTTTTCTTAGGCATTAAAGATCTGGTTAATATTATCTCTATCTTTATCAAGATCATCCCAGGTAGTATTATAAAGATCTGACATCTTATCATCTACATGCCCCAGCTGTTTCTTAATTCTATCTTTGTTATGGCCAGCTGTTCTTCTTAATGAGTTATTATATCTTCTATATTGATGCGGACTAAATAGACTAGGATCTAATCCAGCAGCTATAGCATTATCTTTTATAACTCTATTATTAATATTAGCCTGGTTTACAATCTGACCTTTTAATGATGGAAACAATAACCATTTAGGATTTTTAAATACACCTTCGTTGGTCATCATAAAATTAATCCAATCTTTTAGATCTGTAATCATATCATCTGATAAAGCAACAATCCTATCTGAAGCATCTGTCTTGGTAATACTAATATTACCTGTCTTGCCACAATGTGATTTTGTTACTGTTACATAACCTTTTTTAAGATTAAGATCGCTAATTAATAAAGGTCTAATCTCACAACCTCTAAGACCTGATTGCCTAGAAAAATTATTATAATTATAATCAAATAATCTTTTAAATTTTACCCTCCAAGCATTAGTAGGTCTATCTTTTTGCAATCTTAAATATTTCATAAATGCATCAACATCTTTTTTTGTCGGTGCAATCTTTTTAACAACCCTAGATTTTGACATGTGCAAGCTACGATCTACCTGGTCGCAAGGATTAAATTTTAATCCATAACCCTGGGTGATTGCAATCTTACATGCAGCCTCAAACTTGAACCAACACTTAGTATTATTATGTTTTGATAATGTGCTAGCAAAAACTCTTGATACTTCGTCAGCAATCTGTGGATCTATTTCACTACACATATAATCAGTTAATCTACGACCTTGTATCAAAACATTATCTTTTGATTCACCTCTTATAACATTAAGATAACCAACATACTCATCGTAAGTCTTTGGTCTAATACCAGTGTGAGGATCTTTTTTATTTTGATTATATTTGTTTCTGTAGATCTCCTCCAACTTATCTAATGCAAAACAAAACTTAACATCATTAGGCACATACTTTTCTGTAGCTATGTCAGTAGCTAATTGCTTGTTAAAATTCTTAGCCATCTGCATAGTTTCTCTTTTAAGACCTGGTTTTATTGACCAGCTTTTTTTACGCCTTTGTTTTGTAATAGGGCAATAATAAAACAATAATACTTTATTGCCCTGTTTGTTATAAAATGGTGCAGACATTTATTTTTTCTCCTTTCCTACACATTGTGGATCTTGTTTAATTTCTTCGACAAGACTTTCTGCCCAAGTATTGCCAGCAGCAATACTAGGCTGTCCATGCCCACCTGTAAGGGCATAAACTTTGCCCTCCTGTGGTTTGTCAGGTTCATAAACTGTATGCTTGACTAAAATATCTGGTTTACCAGTTTCGCTATTGTACTCGTATTCTTTGATACTCACGATAGGATCTGGCTTAGTATTGTAAACAACCTTGATTGGTTTTTTTGGCATTTTATCCTTTCTGTTAGTTTTTTTTATCATCTTACATTTATAATATAAGCATTAAATGCTAATATACAAGCGGTTAGTCAATCTTTTTTATTAACATTTTTTAGGGTAGCATTTAGGGTAGCGGTCGTTAATGTCCTTTAGTGTCCTTTACTGTCCGTAGATGTCCGTTAATGTCCGTAAATCCTTGAAAAAATTTATTTTACTTGGTAAGTACGCCAACTTCTAAGCGGTAGGTCAGAAGTTCAAATCTTCTCGGGCGTGCCAGCTATTTACCCCAGAAATCCGCCAAATATAAACATTACAAAGAACAGCTACAATTCTGAAAAATCAAAAAGGTAGCAAAAAGGGTAGCAGTAGTCGTTTTTTTGCTAACTCTTTTGTTATTAATTTTTATATATGAAGGAAAAAAGTACCGCTACCTTTTTAGCATTTACACTGTAAATTTATTTTTAAGATCTGTGATTTCTTTTCTGAGTTCTTTGTTTTGTTTTATCTTTTTGTCCAGGAGATCTTCTGCAAATTTAACTTTCCAGGAAGTTTTATTCTTAGCAAGCTCTTGTTGTATCTTGGTAAGATACACTGCTGCATCCAGTAATTCTTCAATTGCATTATCTAACCATTTATCCATAGTTAGCTCAGCCTGAACCATAGTATTTTTATACTTTAAAATGCCTTTATTTGACCTCTCAGCGAGTTTATTTATGATCGCCTGTACCAATGGATCATTTGATTTACCTGGTGGTGTATTGTCTAAAATTATGGATTTAAGCTCTAGTTCAGTTGTCATTTGTTTTTTTTAACCATCTTTCTAATTCTAATTGTGAAATATAATATGTTCTTTTAATGCGTTTCATTGGTAATTGATTTGCATTTACAAGTCGTCTTACTCGTTTCATCTTTGCTTCTTTTGATAACTGCGAAGGATAAAGTATATTACCTACCTCCGCAGTATTAAATAATTTGTGTGGATTTAGTTCCAAGGCACATCCTCCTCAACAGATGCAGCAGCTGCTGGTTGTTGTGTTGCTCCTCCACCGCCACTAGCATACTTAGGATTATGATCTGTTATATTGATCGTCATCTTATCTGCTCCACCTTTTGTAAATCCACGCCACATAACAACATCATACTTGCCAGCTGGTATTGTTATATCTTCTTTAAACTCAACGCCCTGGCTGTGCGATTTGAATCCAGGTCTAGGTGGACTCGTTGGCACTTCTTTTACAGCGTCTTTCAGTTCATCAGTTTGTGCATACACATCAATGTAAATAACATGCTGCCCTTTTTTATTTGGTTTAACACCTTTAATCATTAGCTCTCCAATATTTTAAGTTGATTTCTATAAGCCTTAGTTATTTCTTGCTCATACTTTCCACCTTCAATAAAATTTTGGTAGGGTGCTATATTTTCAGCAAGATTACCTCTATGTGTATTTTTTGTTTTTTTAATAATAGCTATGACATAATTTTTTTTCTCCTCATCAGTTTGTAAATTATTAAATTCTTGTGGAGCAGCAAGCTCATTCCTACTGCTCCCATTCCCAGATACACGATCATTATTTTTAGCATCACTACTGATTGCCTGGGAATCTCGACTATCGATTTCATCTTCACTGTAGAAATCGCCATGCATACCAGCTAACTTTAATACAGCACGATCAATAGATCTCTTTTCTGCCATAGCTGTTGGATATGCATTATGACTATTTTTTGGAGTAGCTTCTCCAAATGTTATAACTTTTAAACCATCCTTAACAGCTGTGCATTTTACCACGCAACTGCCGATCGATAGATCTACGAAAGATAAATCAAGATCTACAATTGTAATTTTTTCATCCATGGCAATTCGTTCCATAGCTTTGTGTGTAATTGCCCACTTTTTTGCATGTTTCATAAACCATAGATCTTCTTTTTTAAGACCATGTTTTTTTGCAAGCTCCATTGTTTTTTTATCCATTTAATCCTCTACTGTTCATTTTTATGTGATGCCAAACGACTTGGTGTCCTCGTTCAGATAAACCTTTTATTTTACTTCGTTGTTTACAATCTTTTTGTAATTGTTTTTCTCTATAATAATTTTTAATTTTTATTCTGTATTCATGCAGATGATTTGTAGCTGGTAGGTTCATACTTCGCCCCACAATTTTTTTGCCCTGGCAACATACTCATCACCATAATCCCAGAAGCCACTATGAAACTCAGGATCTATGTTTGATAATATATCTTTTAGTTCACTATTATTTTTTAATATGTTTTGTCTTACAATGTTTGTAACTCTATAATTTTCCCAATAAAAATCAAAACTCTCATCATTGAGCATATCATGTGTTTGATCGAATATTACATAACCAAGTTCATCTGTTTTTGTTCTTTTGTTATATCCTGGTTCTTTGTCGTTTACATAAACAAGAAATACTTGTTTGTTTGTTGCTTGTTTATAAAAACCAACTTGTTTAACATGTGCAATTTCAGGTTGTTTTGGCAGCGTGCCACTGTAACAAACAGCTGTTCCATCTTTGTTGTATTTAGGTCTTTTTCTTTGTTTTGTTTTTAATTCTACAACTACATCTTTACTTTCATAATCAATGTAACCAACCATAGGTATTTCAAGACCAGGTACTTCACAAGAAGTAGGTCTTTCAGATTTAATTTTTATTTTATCATATTTAGGAAAGATTTCTTTTAGTGCAGCTATACCATTGGCAACCATTTGTGGCATACCATCTTTAATTGCATTGTATTGTATTTTATATTCATCATCTAATTCCCATGTTGCTTTTGCTGTTTCTGTGTATTGGTACACTGCTTCATCAGCTGCTGTT